TCTGAAATCATCCATTTTGTTTTTGTCTGATCAATAATATTTCCTATAATTTCTTCCCCATTAATCAATCTAATATGCTTAATATCTGGATCATTAGACATGATTTCTCCTTATTTTAATTCTACATTATATGTTTTAAATGGAAATTTTTCTTGATTGTATATCTTTAGTCTTTCTATAAAGTGAGTTAATGTGTAATTTTTTCTACTTTTCCAAGACAAATCATCAACCAAATCATATAAGACAGAATTTGTTTTATCTTCTGTTTTTCTCAGAACTCTTCCAATTGATTGGAGTGTCCTGACTCTAGATTTAGAAGGAGATGTAAATATAATATTCTTCAGGCTTTTAATATTTATTCCGGTTGAAAATACTTGAACTGATGCTATGATAATCGCATTATTTTGCGTCTCAACCAATTGTCTTAGATCATTTCTCTCTTCTCCATCAATTCCACCATGAACAAAATACACAGGTCTATCTGTCGCATGTTTGATTAATTGATACAAAACATTGCCATGCTTTTCCACGTACTGAAAAAGTATTAAAGTATTTCCTTCCAATGATAGACTTAAATTCTTGATAAATTTATTTCTACTCATATTATGAACAATATAATCAATCTCTTGCTGATAATTCAGATGTTTAGCCATCTTTCTAATCTCATCCGAATACTTAAAAACAATACATTTGATTTTTAATTCAGCAAGATGTCCTTCTTTTATCAATGTATCTGTTGTCGTTGTTTGATAAACTTGACCAAATAATCCTTCTAGAACCATTTTATTGGTCGCAGTGCCATCTAAAGTTCCTGTAAATCCAAACTTGTATTTACAAGATACAAGATTCGTCATAATTGTTGTCAGAGATTGTCCTTTGGCAAGATGCGATTCATCAACAATACATAAATTGAATTGACTATACCAATCTTTATCCATCTTATAGATACTTTGCCATGTACTAATAATCAAATTACAGTCAGAATTCTTTTCTTTACCTGATGTAATCGTATGAATCTCTTGATCATAACCATAAGACTTAAAATCTGATGCCATCTGATGAACAAGACCCGTCGTAGGAACTATAAGAAGTGTTTTAGTATTATAATACTTATACAGAAGATATATTGATAAAGACTTGCCTGATCCTGTAGGACTTAAAATTAATCTTCTATGACTTCTGACAGCATGAACAAAAGAATTAACTTGATAGTCCCGAACTTCAAATGGCAAATTTAAAGATTTAATAAATGTGGTTGCTTCTGAGACTGAAAATGGTGTATCAGCAAAATCAGATGAGTATGATACTTCATAATCTCTCTGGTTTGCGAATTTTAATATCTGATGAAAGAGCCCAAAATATATGAGATGTGTTTTGAGATTAAATAGTTTTATCTGACCATCCCATCTCCCTTGTTTATATGCTGGCATATGTTTATAACCAGGAACATAAAATGTGAAATAATCCTGAAGCTCATGGCATATAAATTTTTCAGCAATTATTTTGATAAATGTTTCATTATATTTCAATATTTGAATCATTGTCCTGACATCCACTTTCTATCTTCTATAGCATTTTTGATTATAAATCCCCTTGAGTTTAGGGATTGAAGGATGGATTTGAGGTAGTCTGTTTTTTCTTGTTCTATGCCTATTTTAAGTTCTAATTTCAGGAGGTCTCTATCTCCTTGGAGGTATGAATCAATTTCATTTTTGAGGAGTTTGCCTCTTTCGGGTATTTGCCAATTATTTTTTTTCATGTCTTCTTGTGTGGGATTGATAAGGAATTCTTTTTTATCACAGTAGAGGGCTTTATAGGCTTGTTGAAGTTTTAGGAGTTGAATTTTAGATTCAGAATAAAGACGAAGATATTTTGCGTGAAGTGATGGTATTTTAATAGATTCCTCTGCGAGTTTTAACTCATTGATTTGAGAATCTTGATCCCATAAAGATTGTATTTCTGTAATATCCATGTTTGACTCCATAATTTCTTGAATATATTATAGTCTAAAAAGCTATGAAGTCAAACAATATTATATAAGATTTATATCAAATGATGTATATCTAAAAGTTGCAGAGGCTTCAATATAATTCACATCATTGGATGTTGTATCAAAGATTAGAGATGATAATGAGACTGGAAATGTATCTTTGAAAGTTACATCATATATAGGATTTTTGGCAGAAGATAAAATAATCAATGAGATATCTGATCTAATACCTAGACCTGTTGTTGGTGCAACTTTTTGAATCCTTCTATATTCATCAAATTTATTAGGAAATCCTAAATCTCTAATCCAGTTATGGATTTCTAAGTAGTTTTGAAGATCTTCATCCACTTTAAATGAGACCATGATATCATCATATTGAATATGGTCACCAGGATATGAGAGTCTGACGAATGGATTGCCGGATGTTGGAGGTGCGAGTGTGATACCTGGTATGTTAACATTCTGAACAAAGAAGTTAAGATGAGGAGATTTTTTGATTTGAAACTTAAATCCTAAAGGAGATAAAAAGTTTTTGTTCTCTGGAATATTATCAAGTGCTGTCATTGTTTATTTCCCCTTTGGCCATAACGGATCCACTTTTTTGCCGGAAAGATAATATCTTTTATAATACGAATCACCAATCTTTCCTATTTTTATTGCGCTTTGAGGAAAAATTCCTCCTCGTATTGGAATATTTGTTCTAAAACCGCGTATTCTAAACATATCATGTGATGGATCAATATAATGACCTGTTTCTGGTATTTCTACCCAAGAATGTCCTGTTAATCCGTCACTGCCGTCTGGATCATCTGGATATGGTTGCCCAAATTTTTTAGAATATACAACTTTAACCGAAGGATATTTACTTTTAAGTCTGTCTGCAACGCAATGCGAAACTCTGTCACATTCTCCATAAAATGTTCTACCAGACATAATAGATTTTTTGTTTGGATGGATATCAGCATCCCAATCAGTAGGATCTCTATATTTATGTGATAATCGACCAATTGTTGCCAATACTCTTATAACTCGTTCATGCGGATCAGATTTATTTCTTTTAGATTCTTTGATAAATTGCTTAAATGATTTCATCATTCGAATATCTTATCCTTGCGTATTTAACTTCTGCTATAGCTTCATTTAATTCTATATCAAACCATTCACCATGCATTCTTTTATGTCTAATTGTTTCATGGATAATCTGTTCAAGTTCTCTAACTTGATTATCAGATATCATTTCTGTATAATGTATATATAATTTCTTTGGATGACCAGTTTGTAAATTCTTTAATCGCCTTTCAGGATTATTCGTAATTCCGATCTTATATGGTTTCTGATGCTCACCTATTACATAGATATATGCCATATCATATTCCTATAAAAAAGGGAACAGATATCTGTTCCCTGAGATTGTCTAGACTATTTATTCTTCTTATTATGAGTATTTATACTTTCATCACTTTTATGGTTGACACGGATGAATTTGCCAGTATACTGATAGACCATATGTAACGTCTAACGAAAGGATGTATCGTGACTGTGAAATATGCAACTATCAAATTTGGCCGTGACCGCGGATCGGTCGTAAAAATTATTAATCAAACTGAAACTCACATCGTTGGTAAACAAGAATACCTTGATCCCAATCATATAGAAACATATCAAAAAGAAGACCTTGATCTTAAAGTTTCAGAAGACCATGAGCGAATGACTGTTTATAACATGATGAATTATATATCATCAAATTCAAAGTCTGGAAAATTAAAACTCCATATTCCAGACTTCGGACCAATTAAAGTAGATGATATTAGACATCATCCTGGAAATGAAAAAATGGACATTTCGTTTCGTAGAAAAAATGAAATTGTTTATAGGATTGATGTTAAAAAGAACAACAATCTAGGATTTGGATTTTCCCCATCGGAAGACAAAGTCACAATCTCAGTTTTGAGCAGAATTCTTTACTACTTATTTGATAATAATGAATATGACTTCAATTCCACAAAAACCAAAATTCAAGTCGCTCGGCGAAAGTTTCTATTGCCAAATACGCCAATATTTGATGATTGGGTACGTGATATTTTGTTTGGAAAAAAGACCAAAAAATTGATCTTTGATGATCAAAACATCCATTCTATCGTCGTCGCAAATAACATTTATATTTCTGAAGTTGACGGCAAACATACTCTAACACTTTCACAAAATAAAGGATCAACGCATCAAAGTAAAATTACCCATTATAATACTAAGAAAATTCAGAATTCAGCCATTCTAATTAAAAATTCTAAGGATGCTATGTTATTTGCCCCATCAAAAGAAAAATCATTGAATATGTTAAGGGATGAAATTCAAGATGATACAATGTATAGTATGATGACAAAAGTTGCCGCCAAAACTCATCTAATTTTTGGAGCAGCAAATACAATTGATCTTCCATAAAAAAAAGAGGCAGATTGCTCTGCCTCTTTTATCTTGATATTATATCTGGATTTCAGATTCGTTTGATAGTTTTAATATTATATTGAAAGAGTGTTTGTCGGTTGTTTGCCGCTCTTTTCACTCTGGATCAGACCATTTAGATTTTAATCTATCAGATGATAACGCTGAGCTTTTTCATTTTAACATCCAAACAGCTTCAATATCAATTAATCCAGCTCTAGAAGGATGTGGATCATGTATCATTTTTCCATTATACATTATTACTATATGTCTACAATTTCTTTCTGATTGCCCAGACGCAAGATAAAATCCAACAAGTTTTGGTGGAGATTCCCATGGCCCAGTTAGCATGATCGGCGTTGTACCATGATCAATCATAAACTGTTCCCATGTGCTATACCAGTCGCTGCCAGGCTGATCTTTGACAAAGTGAGGCACGTCTTTTGAATCTAATTCTAATATAGAAGCCGTGACAGCCCTAACACAATCTCCTATCTCACCTTTATCATAAAAATATGCTTGATCTACAGGTTTCATAGCAATTCTCCATAAAAAAATAAGTCTAGGAAATTAATCCTAGACTTATTTAGTGTGACAAAGATGGTACTTAAATTAGCCCATCAGATTTGTTATAATTACCCGACGATAATAAACGTTAGCGTCCTCTAGAAGCGAACCCTGATTAGTAAGAGTCGAACCTTGTGAGAATGGATTGCTTACCATTCCATAGCGTGTTTTGAATGCGATTTTTGGCTGGAATGTATCTTGATCGACCGCACGAACCATTTGGAGAGGAACGTATGGGCAATAGAAGAGACCAGCATCAAATGCTCCTGACCCTTTATAACCGACGACCATATAGTTACCGCCAGTTGCGTATGGGTCAATATAAACTCTCATTCTGCCGTTAAGGACGCCAGCAAAAGTGTTGCCTGTGTCATCAACTTGAAGATTGTTTGAGTTAAGAGCTGGAGCATAATCTAGGATACCTGCCATTTGAAGGGCTGATGCGACATCAGATGAACAGATAACGATATTGCCTTTGCCTCTCCGGGTATCTTTAGCAATTTTATTCGCTTCTCTTTCAACTTGGAACATAAGACCTTTGAATTTCTCAACTGACCAACGGCCGTTTGAGTCTGTGTCAAGATCGAACACACCTGATGTGGTTGTGCCTTCAGTAGCACCTCTGGCAGCGGTGACATAAATGGTCCGAACAACTTCACGGTTGATTTCAGCAAGAATTTCAGCAGAAAGAATGTTGGAAAGTTCGGTTTCAGCATCAAGACCATGGATTGCTTTAAGGTCTTGTGCGAGTTCCATTGTGTATTCTGCTTTTAGCGCACGGCCTTTTGCAGTTACAGGAACTTTATCAATTGTGAATGCCATTTCAGCAAACACGTTTGTTGAGTTAGAACCACGTGATTCCAACTGAGTTGTTGACATACCTTCTGAGTAGTTGTATGTATTAGTAGTCGCAAGGTTAACAGTATTTGACGCTGAACCTGGTAGAGTACCGATTTGCCGAGCACCTGGATTATTGACTGTTGAGTTACCAGAAACGACTGTAGAGAATGAAGTATTGACTTCATTGTAGAAGGTTTCTGTACCAATTGCAGATGAGTTTGCATAATGGGCTCTCATTGCGAAGATAAGTCCTGTTGGACCTGTCATTGGCTGAACGCCGCAGATGTCATATGCAATGAGGTTTGGCATTGCACGTCTTACTAGTGAGATCAAAACTGGATCGAAGATGTCGATGTTGCCTGTACCTGCTGTTGAAGAAGATGCACCCATTTGGTTGACAGGTACGCCAGTTTCTGTTAGAAACTGCTGTGCACCGAGTGAACCTGATTCACGAAGGGCTCTTTCGGTATTCTCGAGGAGAACCGCTGTAACATTTCTTTTGTGAATGTCTTTGATTGGAGCGAGTTCTTCATGCTCTAAAATTGGTTTCCACTTATTGTTGAGTTCTTCAGTTAACATTTGTAGTTTTCTCCTGTTTTAGGTTATCTTTTTTATTTATAAAAAATTATTTCTTAATTGTTCTTGAGATTGCTCTTGCGTAAGAAGCAATTTGTGGCTCAAGGTATCTAGGTTGCTCATCCGATGTTTCAATTTCAACTTCTTCATTGAGCATGGATGGTTTTGATTTGACGCCAAAATATTGCTCTTTAATAACTTCAAGTTTATGCCTATAGACATTTTCATCATTTTCAAAATCAACGCCTTCGGCCAATGTTTTAAATTTATCAACTTGTGTAAGGGCAAGTCCTTCAGACACTTCATTAAAAATGTAATGTTTATTATAATCTTCAACAAGTGAAACAAGTTCCATATTGTTTTTGATTTGCTCGTTAAGTTTTGTTTCTAGTGAGTCAACTTTTTCTGCTAATGCTTCAACCGCATCAACTTCTTCTTCTGGGAATGAGATATAATGCTCAGCAAAGAGATTCCGAAGACCTTTAATAAATTCTTCAGAAAGCTCATTTCTAAGTGAAGATTCAATAGCAACTTCATTCTCTTTCATCCATTCAGCCGCAGCATATGTTAGATAATCATCAATCTGCTCTGAAAGAACTTCAGTAACTTGTGAAACTTCTTCTTCTAGACGTGTTTGATATTCTTCTTCAATTCTTGCTGTCTCTGCGATGACTCTTGCGGATACAGCAGCTTCAAATAGAATTGTTGTTTTTTCTTTGAATTCTTCAGATAGTTCTTCTGAACCAAATAAGTCTGCTACATCTTCTTTCATTGCCCCTTTAGCAGCAATAGACGCAGCGTTTCTAGCAGCAGCATCATCTGGAATAGCAGCAGCAAGCTCTTTGGAAGTCATAAACATTTTCATGAATCCATTGAGATCGTTTGGTGACATTTTAGACATCGCACCCATAACAGTTGCCATTGCACCTGCTTTTGATGCTGGTTCATATCCTGTATCACCAGAATCATGGGTCTCTAATGTTTTAGCAGCAGAAGTCTCTGACTGCTCTTTCATAGGCTTTTTAGAATGGCCATTTTTTTCATTCTCATCTTCTTCATTGTTCTCACCATTTTTGCCATTCTTACCATTTTTATTTTTATACATTTAGATTATCTCCTTGATAGATATTTTTTATATATTTATAATTAAAGCGTTTTTAGAAACTTTTCAAAGAACTGAGTCATAGATTCTTCTAGTTCTCTTTTATTCATTTTTTTCATTTTATGTCTAGATTCTTGAATCCATTCTCCATTTGATTCATTATAGACCCATTCAACATTTTCTAATATACCTTTAACAAATGCTCCTGGTGCAGAGGGATCAGCAACAATATCACCTGCTGTTACAAGTCTATAATCGTTCTGAACTTCCATAATACCATTTTTGCCTTCTTTCAATGAACCTAATCCTCTTGAAGAAACTCCTAGATTTGCCCCACCGTCAATAAGACCTTTCGCAATATTACCCATAGGGGTATCAAGCACTTTTGCTCGGCCATAAACAGTACCACCAGATTGAACTTCTAATTTCTCAATGAGATGTGATACTCTATCAAGATTAATTTGTGGACCAGATGGATGATTTAATTCTCCATACGCTCTTTTTTGTGTCACGTTTTCTTTGACATATCTATCAACTTCTTTTCTCATAACAGACTCAGAATATACTCTTCCGTTTCTATTTGGTTCACCGTATGCCATAAACCGTCCTTCAATGAAAAGATTCTTCTTTCCATTCTCAGACGCTTCTGTTATATATTGAACATTCTCTATTAATTCTGTGATAAGTAACATTTTACTTTCCTTAGTAATTTGATGGCAGTGTGCCTATTTTTTGAAGTTCTAACATTATGAATCCATTTGCTGTACCATCAAGTTCTAACACCAATGTTGCTCCAGAATCTTTATTCAGCATACATCCATTACCAGCATAATCGTGCCATCCAGTTGAATCATAAACTCCTACAGTATTAGACCCTCTTTTGACAATCCAAGTTCCAGCACCTGCTTCTGATCCCCACCATACCTGTTTAATGGCAGCACCTAATAATACTTCATCCGTTATAGCAACATTTGATACAGAATTATTACCAGCGATTGTTAGGCTTAGATTGGCAGTCGCATGAACGACTAATGAAAGATTTTTTCTATTATGAACAACAGACATCTTGAATTACTTTCTCTTTGCTTCTCTTTTTGCTGAGAGATACGCAGCAATAGCCATCTCGCGTCTCTTTTCTTTTGATTTGCCTGTAAACTTTGGATCATCAGAAGATTGAAAATCTTTAATCCAAGTTCCCATACCATCAGAAACTGATAAAACTTCTTCTATATAATCTTCATACACTTTTTCATCCTCACCAGGATTATATCCATGATGATCTTTTCTTTCATATGTTTTTACATTTGAAGCTTTAAAAACTTCATCACCATTACCAGCGGCATCAGCGGTTACTTGAATTTTATGTTTACCGACAAACTTTTGTTCATCAGGAGATTTGGGCTTATATTTGCCCAAATCATTTTCTTTATCTGTCTGTGATAAAATCTGTCTTAATTGTTTCATTGATTTTTTTCGTCCTCTTCGGCTTCATAATCATCATCAAACTCTTCTTCATCGTCTTCAAATTCTTCATCATCCTCGTCATAATCTACATCTTCATCATCAAATTCTTCGTCATCAGAATCATCATCTTCATCATCTTCATTGTCCCAACCATCTTCAGGAACAGCATCAAAAAATTGTTGCGCCATTTCAATTTTTTTAAGATCAACGGCATCTCTAATTTTATTTAACATCAGATCAGAAACAGTATTCTGAACATCTAATGGATTTTCATCAATTGCTGCTTGAATAATATCACTTGGATTCATCTTTTTTCTCCTGTCCTTCTGGTTGTCCTTGTTGCTGTAATAATTCTGGATTATACTGTATCATCTGAGATTCTTGTGCTATCTGTTCATCCATTTTCAAAATATCTTCATCAGTATGTCTCAAAATATTCTTTCTAATCCAAGTATTTGAATAATACTTTCCAGCATACATACTGATTTGTGTTAATCTATTTAGTCTCTCTCCAAGAATTTCCATATCTTTTAATTCTGTAAAATAGTTATCTCTCAGGTATCTAAATCTAATAAATTTTTTGATTTGTTCCCAGTCTTCAGGAGTCGCAATTCCTTTGAGAACTAATTGTTTTTCCAATGCTTTTAAAAATAAGAATGAAAATTTGCCTCTGATTCTATCAATAAATTTAGCAAAATTTAATTCATCTCTACTGATTTCAGTTGCTCTGCCTAATGTATATACAGTATCAGGATTCATTCTTGATTTAGGGACTTGAAGGGATCTGTATAATCTATCTTGAAAATATTCTACTGATTGAAGCAATTGAGGAAGTGCTGTTCCTCCTTGAAGAATAGAGACTTCTGTTGCTCTACCTCCTTCTCGTCTTGGAAACCAGTAGTCTTCCAACATTGTATTTTTTGTATACACACCAATATCCAAAAGATATGTATGATGGCTATGATATGTTTCTTCTAAATCAACAGTAATACATCCGACATCAATGTTTTCATCTAACCACTCAACAGAAACTGCTTTATGATTTTTTAAAACTTCTGCTTTATATCCCTTTGATGATGAATTTCTCATATTTGATACACTGAGATTATTATCTCTCGCATATTTATTTAGATTTTCAACAATTTCAATTTGACCATCTGGCTTAAAGACTTTCCATGTCTTTGAGATTGATGCTTTGCCTTTTCTGGCATCAGACAATTTTTTCTTCCAATTCTCTGATCCACGATAAGATAGTTCAGAGTTGAGAGAATGCCTGACGGTTGTAACATCAAGATTTTTTATTGCTTGATTATAGCTTGAATATCTTTTATCATCAATAACTATGCCATTTTTGAAATCATTCCAAGATTTGAATCCAAGAAGTTTTACAATTCTATTGAGGTCTTTTCTTGTAATTATATTAAGATTTTTATTTCTTATATGTTTATCTGTTGCCCATTTATCACGATTTCTATCAGAAACTATTGCTGAATGATAATTAATATGGTCATCATAGTCCATTATAACCAAATTGTCAGGAGCATTGTTTAGTCTATTAAAATCTTTATGATGAACAACACGTCTATCTATCGTATCGGTTTCATATAAAAACTGCTCTGTTATATTATTTTCATCTTTCCAGCGTGAAACCAGTCTATGAGTAAATTCCCATGTTCCTGTTTCGTTTTGATACATCTGTTCATATTCTTTGCTTGATGAATTCAATTTTTCTTGGCGTCTATATCCTGGTATAATAGATTCACCAACAAGATGTTGTGCTTCTACCAGTCCTTTACCCCATACAGGAAACTTATGGTCTGGTGTACAAACAACGCTCTTGCCATTATCAAATGTAACTCTCACAACACGAGCATCCTTTTTAGTAATGCCTGCCCAAGAGACAGGACCAGGAACAAATTTACCAGTTACTGGATCACAAGAATATACCCAATTCAATTTGCCTTGCTTGTATTCCGTGATTAAATCTTGAAGCTCAAGTGTTCTTCCATCCAACAGAGGAATTTTAGTGTCTAGGGCATAACACATGAATTTTCTATCATCGCGGATCTCACCAGTATCCGCATTATAAGCTAACTTGTTTTTATACCTGACCATCATATCCCGAACATACTGTTCTGCCTTCATCTTAGGCAAATTTCCAACATCAAGATAAAAAATTCTTCTCTCAGGAGCACGAGATAAATGATAGATTAGTGACGCATCTTCTAATGATCTTAATTGATTTAATGGCTTTATTCCTGGATGAAGATATGATAAAACCATCTTATTATTTGAATCCATCAATCCAGACACGACTTGAATAATAGAATCAACCTGAATTTTTAATCCAGTAGTTCCTAAATTAGAAAAAACTTTTGATCCATAATTCAGTCCTCGTTCATTATAGATATAATATTCTTGCTTTGTGCGTTGAATTGTCGCATCAGTAAATTTATCTCTTGCTTTAGAGACTTCTCTTACTTTTCGGATTGTTCTGGGGTCAATATATCTTAATTCTTTAATGCCTTCTTGTGGCACTTTTTCATCAATGATAACATGATAGTAGCATCTGCCGTCAATATACCATCTTTTAAAAATATCATAAGAATCTTGTTTGAAATCTAACAGATCCAAAATATTTTTAAATTCTTGTGTGATTATTTTCTTCAGATTGTCTTTCACAGGCAAATCATCTAGAATAATTTCTACAGAATCTTTACCTTCTTCATTGACAATAGCATCATTGATTACTTCATTGACAGCTTTATCAATTTCTGGTTGAATGGACATCTCACGATATCTTGATACAAGTTCTGCCTCTGTTCTAACTGTACCATCTAAATCAATGAATGTACCAAAGGTGCCGCCAGCTGATACGACGACGGCACCATCATCTTTAATTTCTGGAGTGAAAGATTTGATGGTTTCTTTTTCTTCTTTTCTTTTAAAAGAGAATCCAAAAAGATTCCATCCGTTTGTATTTTCACCTTTTGCCATTATATAATCCTTTCCAGATTATCTTACGATCTCTTCCAATGTTGTTCTAGAGTCTGATCTCTTCCAATGTTGTTCTAGAGTCTGACACACTTTCAGAAATAACTCGTGGAACCCAGTAATCATACGCAAATTCAACATCAAACTGCTCAACTTGGTTTACTGCTTCCCAATCGAGGCCGATCTGGGAAATATTGACAGGAAATGCACCGACGATTGTACAAGAGAAAATTGGCTCTGGATTTGTACCCGCATCAATTCCGCCTGCCTTTGAATATTGAAATACATAGATATTTCTTTTGTATGAAGAAATGTTTGTATTAACATCTCCTGCCATTGTATTTCTTTGTTCTGTGTTCATTTGAGTATGCCATGCCATGAGAGATTGTCTGACATAGAAATCCTCTTCGTTCATAACAGTCATTGTCCAGTTTGGATATGCTCTGTCTCCGACAATTTTAATTCTTCTACCAAAGTATGGAACTTCAATTTCAGAAATAATGGATGGAGGCAATGAAGTTGCTTTTGCTAAAAATCTAAGTTGTGAAGGTGCTCCTGGTAGAGCACCTGGCCAATCTGGAATTTGAACCTCGAAAAGCGAAGGTCTCGCACCTCCTAGACGGAGACCCTCTGATTTGAATGTTTCTATATTAAAAGCCATTGTCGTTCCTTTTATTTTTTATTGAGATGTTTTCTACTATTTATATTATTTTGAAATCAAAATCCAGCTTTTTGAATTTTTATACAGAATTAAAACTTTCCTATTACTTCAGAAGCGCCCAACGATTTCATTGAAACTGACGCCAGTTCTAACAGCAACAAAATTCAACTGAATAAAATTGATTGATCTTGCAGGTTTTATGTAAATGTCCCCAATAAATTCATTCCGATCAATAACTTCAGGTGTATTATTTGATCCATCGCAAACAACTAAGAAGTCTGTAATACCTCTTCTACCTTGAACATCTCTAAGATAAGGAACAACAAGATTCTTAAATTGAAGTCTTGTAAATTCATCATTGAACTCAAAGAGTGAATACTTAGATGCTTCAGAGATCGCTTTCTCAAGAACGATGAACAACCTGCGAACATTGATTCTATCAAATGCGGATGGTTTAGCTAATAGAGTTTTATCACCAAACAGAATTGTTCCTTGTCCAGGGAATGTCACAACAGGATTAATTCCTGCTTTATACAGTGTATCTCTATCTGCCTGTTTTGGATTATACGCAAGTCTGACAATATTTTTAATCTGACCACGATTAAATCCTGCGGGTGAATACCAAGGATCGTTTGTCGCATCTGTCCTGACACAAAGACCTGCTGTATCACCATTCAATGGAATATATCTGTAAATATCATTGTACCGATCATACATATACTTATATCCAGAATCCAGTACAGCATATGATGTAGATCTTAAGTTGTTTCTAAAAGAAACGATAGCAGCGGCTTCATTACTGATATTATTAACAACATCGCCTTTTTGTGGTGAAATTAAAACGATACAGTCTTTTCTTGTTTCAGCAATGTTATCAATAAGATAGTTTGCTAAAGTAAATGATCTTGCTTTGCCTTGAAGAACAAGTGAAATATCTACATCTTCTTTTGATTTAAATAAGTCATAAGCATTTGTAAGAATTGATTGTTCAATATTTGTCTCGTCTTTGCCATCTCTGCCCAGAACAAAATCAAAAGTTTCAACGTCCAATGTTGAGCTAACAAGATTGGTGGCTGTTGCTGATGTGGCACCAGACATGTCATTGACAGCATAGATATATTGAGATGCATCGTTGATAACTGTTTTCCAGTAGTTTGCACCACCATCAATTGTTTTCGCATCAGTTGCTCTTGATACAGATCTATATGTTTCAAGAACAGTTCCTGGCTGACCAGTGATCTTGCCGCCTTCGTCAACGACAACGATATGAAGCTCATCTGAATTAATAGATGAGTTGCCGAAATTGATGACATAATCAGATTGTCCTGGTGCTGTATCAATGAAATTGAAGAATGTCCAGTATCTGTTTACTGTTCTTATAAATGCGTTGGCTGAATTATAAACAAAGTTTGTTGAAAGTTTGAACTGATCTTCAAAATTAACAACAAATGTTGCTCTTGGTGATATTGTCATTTCTGCTGTATTGGCAGACACTGATGGTGCTGTTGTGACAGTAAACGCTGTTGTATTTGTGACAGAATCAACAACTAAGTCTAATAGAGCAGTATTACCAGCTGTAAATGTCATACCAGCAAATATAGTATCAGTATTTGATGTTGCTACTGCTGAACCACCAGTAGAGTTGACAACAAGAACTGTTGTATTTCCAGTTGATGTTGTCACAAATGTGTTTGAAGCAACGTTGCCAAATACAGCAGTATTACCAAGTGAGGTAATTTTCATATATTGCTGACCGAGTGTTGTGTTGCCAATCTCAAGAAGATCTGTCACATTTAAAAGTGCTTTGAGAGATGCGATGTCTGTAAGGGCATTTGTATTTGACGCAGCAGCAACAGAGAAAGTTGTTGTATTTGAATTAACAGCAACAGTAAATGTGGATCTTGTGCCATATGACGCAAGATTAATTGTTGAAGAATATCCGATTGAATTTCCGCATACAGATACTCTGAGAGAATTTCCTAGTTCTCCTGGAAATCTAGCAACGAATTTAACGTCTGAATCAAAGGTACCGTCTTTTGTCTCAAAGTCATCTTCATTTCTGATAATTTGATATTCAAGATTTGCGACTGCTGCTGTATTTGCTACAGCAGAAAAGGCAGTATTTGATACAAACTGAAGTTCGTCGTTTGTCGTGGTTGCAATTGCTGATGTATTTGATGTCAATGTAAATGCTGTAGAATTGACGATAGAAGCAATTGTAGCGCCTGATGATACGCCAGAATTTGCTGATGAGATAAGAATAAGGCCAATTTGAAGCTCGGCTGTATTGCCAGTTGACAGAGTTACTGTTGCGTTTGCTGACTGAACGTTACAAGTTACCGATGGTGATACACCTGCTGTATTTGCGGCTCTTGAAATAAAAAGTCTATTACCATATCCTAGAAAAGATGCGGCAGTAAAAAATGTTTCAGCATTAAAATTTGTTGGTTTACCAAATCTTTGAACAAGAGATGTTTCAGAATCAATAAGAACTCTTTGATTGATTGGACCCCATCTAAATACGCCAGCTAAAGCGCCTTCAGTGGTAGAGACAGAAGGCACAATTGTTGTAAGATCAATTTCTCTTACTTGTACTCCTGGGGAAACGAGAAAAGACATATTTTATTCTCCTTTTTTAGGATTGTTATTATTGTATTTTGATTATATTTATTAAAAGGAGATTTTTATGTTATATTTTATAGATAGGATTGTCTGATAATATCCATTCATTTGGATTTTTTGTTATGTCGTCAATGTATTCTGATCTACCATCATCAATATATCCAAATGGTAATAAATCATTCTCAATCTCTTCAGCACTTTTTTCTTTCAATTTGATAAGTGTATTAATATCAGTCAAATCTTTGAAATATAATTGCTCAGTTAACCAAGCAAATAGAATCAAGCAAATAACAAGGTCATCATGGCAACCAATCTCCGCTTCATATGAGTTGCCTTTTTTTGAAAATGTAGATAATTCATTGATTGTATTAAAATCATGAATCATTAATTGATTTTGCTCAATCAAAAGTTTAAGCATTGAACATCCAACAGATTTAACCGTTTTTGTTGTTCTAATACCTCTATCTGTACTTACAGACTTATAACTTTGAGTAATTTTTTTGCCTTGTTTGCCTGCAGATTCTGTGAACAACATATTCTCATATTCATAATCAAAGTATAGTGTCTCAGCAACTTGCTGACCTATATCATTGATTTCTATTAATATGGCCGCATTGTTATATTGTCTTCCAATTCTATTGATAATTTCGGCAAAATCTCCTGGTGTGATCATATTATCTCTAAACGAGAGAACTTGTTGGTATGGCATTTCTGTCACATCAATAATTTGAAGTGTTGAGTAATCTAGTCCTTTTCCTCTTGATACGTCTGCTGTCCCAACATAAACTCTTTTTTTGTCTGGTTTGATATATTGCGTTATACTGCTATGTTCTTGGATTGGAGTCTGTGGAACTAATTCTTTTAATTTCCAGCCTGCGATGAGAGTTCCTGAAGATCCAACATATTCATTTTCAAATTCTTGAGCAAATTTATCATAATCATAATTCATTGCCGCAAGGGTTTGTTCTTTCCACTTATCATCTCTGTTTGGAACACTATTCCACGGAACAGAAATAATTTTGTATCCGTTTTTACCTTGTCTGGCAAGTGATGTGATTTTATAAAAATGATTTAGACCATTGACGGTAGAGATAAGAATGAGTTTTGTAGATTGGCCAGATGATATTGTTGGAAATACTGAGGTAAAGAATTCATTCCAATTTTCAACAAATGCCGCCTCATCAATGATACAAACATTAATTGCGAATCCACGAATGTTATTTGAGGAGGTAGCAGCGGCCAGTACCCTTGAACCATTTTCAAGCACAAACGAGCCTTTATTCCATTCCACGACTCCTTGTTGAAGCCAGTTAGGTAAGTGTTCATACGCAAGCTGTATTCTGCCCAGTATTTCTCTTGCTGTATCACCTTTATTAGCAAGAATTGCTACTGTCTTATTAGGGTGAAAAATGATATACCATAATACGAATACTGTAATAGCAGTTGTTTTTCCTGACTGACGAGAACATTCTGCGACTGTATATCTTTCATTTTTGGCTGTATCAATGATTTCTTTTTGATAATCATAGAGTGGAATCGTGATAAGTCCTTTATCAACATTCACGATCTTCATATAAGATTCAGCAAAATATATTGGATCTTGAGAGCATTTTAAAAATTCTTGAAGGAGAGATGTGCTCCATTCAATAGGAACATTTGCTTTTTTAAGAGTATTTGAACCGCGATATCCTGATATATTATCCATTTGATCTTTGTTTTGAGTTTATTTTAATTAACCCTTGTCGTCTGGCTCTACTAATAATTCCAGCAACCCCACTTCTTGTTACTTTATGCTTCTTTGCATTTTCCCCAAAACTCAATCCTTGATTATGATGATCAATAATACTTTGTTTTGTTTTGTTGTCTATTGGAATCATTTGACGTTTATTAGGAGGATGATAGGAAGGATGGTTCTTATACGTCGAATCAAAGTAACTGGCAGTACTCATGTTATTTTTACCAAAAATATTGTGTTCTGATTTACCTTGTTTTCTTTGTTTGGTTATTCCTTCAACACCACCTAGTTTTTTTATTCTTGTTTCATGTGTAGTAATAAGAGTATTATTAGAAGGCAATTCTAAGTTGTTGTCTTTGGCTAGTTGCCGTGTTCTTGGATGGTTGAATATTCCGTTTTTGCTGAACAATTGTTCTGAAGTATACCCAGCAAGATTTGCATATGGTTTTTGAGAAACGTTCGGATTTTTTGCTCTGTGTTGAATTAACCCTATAATGTCTTGATCAGACATATTATCAACAATTGCTTCGTCTAGAAACTGTAAAAAAGATTTCATTTTTCTATCTTTTTTAGTCTTGAATAATAGTCAGGAAACTCTGCAAGGTGAGCCAATGCTATTTGTCTCGCAATGGTTTTATGTTTGGTGTGTTCTTTTTCTACTTCAATACCCATTTCAAGTTGCTGCATAATTGACTGCAAGTCAACATTGTGCTTTTTAGCTAGTTGTTCTGGTGTATACACACGCTTTGTTAAAATTTGTTTAAGTGTTTTTTGCATTTTTTACATTTTCCAACATTTTTGCCAATTCAGCGGTTGACCCTACAAATAGATTTTGATTAATTGTCTTTGGTTGATTTTCATTGTTTTGTTGTTCAATTTCATGATTTAATTTTTTTATTTCAACCAATTCTTTATTTGCTGTTACCATTGCAGATAATAATTCAGTCATAACACGATAAACTCTAGGATCTTGAGACAGTTGTGCCATTGTTGCTAACTCAGATAGAGCATCAGTTCCAACTTGAATAACATTATTCATGTTTTCTTTGGCAGTTTCATATTCGTCATTTTTAATTATTGCTTTTATCTCTTTTTTATTTGGTATTAACGGAGTCAAATTTAAAGATTGAGCAATAATATCATTATTTGAATCACTCATTGTGTTAGAATTTGTCCCTCAATATCAATTATAAATCCAAAATCATCATCTATTTCTATTTGACTGTATGGTATACTTATACTACTATTACTTGTTGGATTTCCATTCGCATCTAATCCAGGAGTTACTGTAACTCTACCAATCACATCCGTATTTGATATCGCAGCATTACTGAAAGACGCAGGCACATAAAATTGTGTGTTTGATACCTTGATTATAGGCTTTGATACAACAGGACCATAAAAATATGTCTTCATTGTGAATGATAATGTCCAAATTATGACTCTGCGTTCTGTAAATGCTCCTTCATAAACGTCTTCAAATCCGACAGAATTGAGAATGATAGGAACATCCATTGCGATATTCATCTCAGGAATTATATTAACTGTTGGTGTCCATTCTGGAGTAAAGAACGGAAGAATTTGTTCTATAATTTTTGTACCGTCTTCTTGATTTTTGACATAGATATAGAGATTAAAATCAAGATTATAAGGAACAGGATTATATTGTCTTTTTAGTTTGTTGGCATTTGAATCATCTTTTCTAGCAATTTTACCGACTGAGTTTAGTTTTCTGATGCTATCATAGGTAAGGCCGATCATTTCAAAAGACATTCTTGGCAGAGTGATTGATGTTTTTCTTTCAATGTTTGGGTCAGCATCAACACGGGTTAAGAGTTTATCTTTAGGTCCATATGTTAATGGAACTTTCATAGTTTGAAGTGTATCACCATCTGAATCGTCTCGTGTGATATAAAGCTCATTAAAACATGTACCAAAAGTAGATACCATTTTTCTGATTGTTGAGAAATAAAATGGTCCGTGACCAAACATTAATCAGTTCCTTGATGTAATTTGTTAAAAAAATCCCGTCTCATCGCTGGTGAAAATCTCTCTTTTCCTGAATACATTCTTTGTCTATTATATCTAGGATTATTAAATCTAAGCGAACTAGCAGGTAATAATTGGCCTGTTTTTCTATCTTGATCCCAATGTACAATATTACGATTATATCTGGCATGAAATCTTTTGTATGCTTTTTTTGCTCCATCTGACATAGAATAGTGATTTAATATTCCACCGAGTCTCATAATAGTTCTATATAAAGGATGTGAGTTGGAGTTTGAAATTGCTCTTTTATCTTTGTCTTTGCTTTTCAAGTGCAACTCTTCAAGGGTCCATTCAGGAATATTTTTTCCAATAGGAGAATGAAGAATTGTTGGTCCTTGAACATGAAAATCTACGCTTTTTGTTTTTGGATCTACAAGTGCCATCTTAAATACACCAATATTTTTTTCAGACGAAAGGAGCTCATGAGAATAATAAATATGATGGCCATGTTCTGTTTCAACTGGAGGTGCGCCTTTTTTATCATGATGAAGCAATTGAACATACTTATCAGCACCATCAATATTATCTATTGTTCTATCATCTTCAATTTTAAAATCTGGATCATTTGCTCTAATAGGATTGCTTGCCACCATTTCATCAATTTGCAATATTTCTCTTAATCGTTTCATCTTAATACCTCTGTGATTCCGCAAATGGATTATTTTCTGAAAAATCTATAATATCATCTTCAATAATTTCATCTCTCAATCTATTATTGTCAGCCAATGGATCAAATAATTCTTGAATATCATCATACTGTTCAGTTATCAAGTAATCACCATCTTCCGTCAATAAAACAAATCCATTTTCTGTCTTAAGACCATAATCTATAGAATTAAACGAATGATCCAATTGTAACGCATCTATTTCTGCTATACCTGTCAGAAATCTTTCATTTGAATATTCATACAGTTCACAATCCATATCAAACATCTGAAGATCACCTAACTGATAGAAAAATGGTTTATTATTTACATATTTGATTTCAAAACACTTTTTATTCAAAGGAAAATAAAGTAAATCTCCTTCACGTGGTCTAATAATATTCTGTTCTTCTGTTGTAATATCATTAGCAAATGTCCGTCTAGCAACAGAAAAAACCATTTGATCTCTAATTTCAAGACCAAATTTTGACATAAATGATCCTTGACCTTGAAATCCGTCAAATGTCTTGATATACATCTCTATAAGATATGCTGTATCAAAAGATGAAGTGTCATCTTCATAATATAGACCGTCAAAATTATTTCTTCGTCTAGGAAGATAGAAGAAATCTTGGCCATATATTTTTATGGACTCTACGACTAAATCTTCTAAGAGTTCTTGTTCTGACGATCTATTAAAATTGTTGAAAAACGGACTGGTAGTAATATTCAGTCTCCTTTATTTGCTTGAACAAACGTATCCGTCATTGACATTTCCTTTATGTGAACTAACATAAAGCATGTTTGTTTTTTTGTCAGTCCAACAATATACAAATGCTTTGCTCATTTATTATCCTCAACATTAAAAAATGGGCTAGTGACCATTGAAAATTATCTTTTGTTCATTACGTAATGTGTCGGTTCTTTAAATACGCCTGTTTTCCAGCTCTTTTTCTCCCCTCTTGATGTAACATAATCACCTATTGGCTTTTTCGATGGTTTTGGTGCTGCTGCTGGTTTTGCTGTTGCTGTTGCTGATTTTGCTGTTGCTGTTGCTGATTTTGCTGTTTCTGTTGCTGGTTTTGCTGAGTTTCCATAAAATCCACCAGGCTGATCTTCAACATCAGGACTTTGGCCTCCCGAAGGACCATATCCTCCATCCGCTCTTTGAGTTTCGTATGATTTTGTTTCTGCTGCTGCTTCTTTGGGTGTTTGATTTTTTCTACGTTGTGCTTCTGCTTTCATGCGTTCTGCTGCTTCTGCATTTATATCCTTTCTTCGAGTAGGAACATATGTATTAGGTTGTTCCAATAATCCCTGTTCAATCATATACTCAATTTGTTTGGATG